TTTATGAACAACAAGACGACGGAGACTATGTGACACTTCAGCCGAATGCAAGTTGGTACATGGTGCTTGAGATTACAACTGTAAATGTTAAAGAGAAACCTAAAGACCGCGAGCTGCAAATACTACTAGCGCTACAGAACTTGCTTGGAAAGATAGATACACTCAATCAAAATGTACAACGATTGCCAGACAAACCACCAGAGCCACCAAAGGAGAAGTATTCATTTGGGCTACTGGTGGCAATTTTAGCGGCTATTTTCGGAGCCTTCGTCTGGTCTGTAAATCGCGGTTCTCCACCTGTTCCTTCGGCCATGTAATTTTAATGTTAATGAAAACCCTAGACTTTAACGGTCTACCATGAATATTTACTTTGGGTGGTATTTTGATGGGTTTAAAGTTGGGTGTAATATGCTTCATTTATTGAAACGAGGGGCGTCTACCCTGTTTCAATAAATGTGTAAATAAATTTTGACTAAGGTGTTATTTTAAGCCTTCTTGGTGGCGGTGGTCTTCTTGGTAGTGGTCTTCTTGGTAGTGGTAGTCGCCTTTGGTGTCTCTGGAACGGGCGCTGTCTCACCGACACACTTACACTTACATTCACCCACTGGACCGACTGGACCGGCTGGGCCCGCTGGACCACGGGGACCTGCTGGACCTTGAGCTCCCGCTGGGGCTTCACCGCCACCAACACCACCATCAATAATCTTCAAAAGGAGATCATAAAGGCGACCCTTATCGAGGCGAGTGCGTTTCATTTCAGCTTCGATTTCTTTACGAATAGAATCCATTGTATTATATATAAAAGAAAGATTATCTTTAAACTAAATGATCGTCATCGGAGGACATCTTAATAGCGGGATAGGTCAACATGCTTTCAAATATACGAAACTTTTTGACAGTGCGTCTTACTACTTTATAGGTTGTGAGATTCCAGAAAGTGATGATGGTCTGATATTTTTACTTCCATTGAAACCTCATATAGAATATCTCAAATATGCGAGAACACGAGTTAAGAATCTCGCGATAATGACCGTTTGTGAAACTGAAACTGTACACGAAGATTACGGTATGATCATGAAAGAGACGAAAAGAGTTGCAGTTCCGAGTGAGTTCTGTAAGCGTGTCCTGTCACGACAGTTTCCAGATAACGAGTTTTACATTGTTCACGCCCATATTCCACCACCTTCAAAGCCATATACATTTTATCATATTGGAAATATTGTAGACGATAGAAAGAATTTCCGTGGAATATTAGAGGCTTTTGTGCGACTGAATAAACCAAACACCAAACTCGTGGTAAAAGCGACATGTAATCAACCAGTTGATATTAAACTTCCAAATGTTGAAGTTATAAATGGACTTATTTCAGATGAAGAAATGGACAAGCTCCACGATCGCTGTGATTGTTATGTAAGTTTTAGTAAGTCTGAGGGTGTGGGTATGGGACCAGTTGAAGCAGCACTTCGTGATAAACCAGTCATCATAACAAACTATGGTGGATCACCCGAGTATGTGAAAACACCTTATACGATTGATTGTGAACTTCAAGAGTTGGAAAAGGATGATTTCCTTTTCAAAAAGGGTATGCGTTGGGGAAAACCAAACCCCAATCAACTCTTGGAATTCATGTTAGATGCATACAATAAGAAGTTACGATACATGAATCACGAACACACTAAAAAATTAGTCGGTAAAGAGAACATCTTACAAGAGTTCTTCTTGAATATAGTTGGTACCAAGAACAACGAGACCAATGAGGATGGTGCCACTCATTAAGGAATCCTGTTGTGCAATCATGGTCATTACAAGATCATCAATCGCTTTAATACCAGTTGGCTTTTTGACAATACGAGGAACAATAATATTTAGGGCAATGTAGAGAGCCATCGCTATGATTACAGGTCTAAGTGTCTCCTGATCTAAGATCATTGTTTATATTACTAGTTGATTTTAATTCCATCCAATTTTGAAAGAAGATCGCTCACATCCACCTTATTACCAATACTTGTTGAAGATACTCGGTGTTTGCGACAGTAGTCACCACATACAGCCTTGAATCTACAGGGCTTACCAGACATAGTCGTCGCACAACAAATCTTGTGAGATGTGCGTTGTTCGGGAGTGTTCGCCTTTGGTGGTGCATCAAGAACCACGATGGCTTTTTTCTTTTTTGTATTATCGTGTTTGATATAGGACATCTTACACTTCCAAGTCGCATCCGCTAAACGATAGCACTTTTCATTTGGCTCTCTGAGACGATACATTTTTGTCGCATCAGAGAGGCAGGCATTCCACATAGTATCACGAATTACTTGCATTTTTAGAGATGAATAATGTGAAGTTTGAAGACGACTTAGGTTTCACATGATTGTAGATCCAGCTAACATAAGAAATATAATAAACAATATGAAGTTTAATATACGCTTTTCAGTACAAACAAGTTGTACATCATCTCTCTCTTCCATTGGTATTTCTATGACGTAATCTTCATTTACCCCTAAAACAATGTGGTCATTGGGTTGTCTAACGACCACATAGTTGTTCATATGGAACTATCTCATTTTTATTTTAAGCAGCCTCACCGCCAATTTGAGCCAAATAGATGTCAACTTCTCCAACAAAATCTGGACATTTCTCGGAAGTTTTTCGCGTCACCATATCTTGAACATTTGTAACATGTTCCTTGAACTTCTTAACATCTATACCCGTCGCGTTGTGAATCTGAGATTCGGAAGCGATGTCCTTCAGTGCGTAAAAGTAAGCCGCGGCATAGTTTGCGTGAAGTATAGCGATGACCGGTGATTCATCCTGTTGTGCAGCAACGGCGTAGCGGGCTGATTGTCTTACAAGTTTCTCAATTGCCTTATTCATACCACGAGTCTTATTTTGCATCATGAGGTAAAGTACAAATATCACAGCTATTAAATAAAGATAAGCCATCTTCTATCTATAAGGATGAAAATAAAATGGAAGTATCTATGTTATAGATGCCTCGCACCACTTGATCCATACTACAAACAGGGTGCTGGATGGGAGCACCGTCTTTTTGATAAGTATCTTTGTGAGACTAATTTACCATTTGAACTCAATAATGCCTACCTTGTTGGTAATGTACATGTATGTAAATGTTGTTACATGAACGGACCCATAAAGTTTAATCCACGGATAGATGCCCTGAGACAAATAGGGGCAATTAAGTTTGATAGACCAAAAACACTCTCAATTACGAGGAATGAGATGAAAAAATGGATAGAAGACTTTTACAAAATCCTTGAAGAGAATAAACCTAAGTAAAGAAATGACACCCTAAAAGTTAAAGAAAGAATGGGTGAGAGTATTCAAAAACTCACCCACATTGAACATGTCCTCAAGAGACCCGATTCATATGTTGGTCCAGTGGATGTCAGCTCTGAACCGTACTGGCTTCTTCACAAAACTGACAATCAATTCAAAAAGAAGAATATCAATTATTCACCAGCTTTGCTCAAAATATTTGACGAAATTCTTGTCAATGCAATCGACCGAAACTCTGTACATCCGAAGAGTGTTACGAGCATCTCGGTGGGGATAGACAAAGAGACTGGTGCTGTTACCATTGAGAATAATGGTCCTCTCGGTGGTATCGGTGTGCGCATGCACGAAAAGGAGGGTGTGTGGAATCCCGAACTCACTTTTGGTCATCTTCTCACGAGTACAAACTACGACGACACAAAGAAGCGTATTGTAGGTGGTCGTAATGGCTATGGCGCCAAATTGACTAATATCTACTCGTCGGAGTTTTCAATTGTGATCAAGGATCACGAAGCGAAACAGACATATACTCAAAAGTGGGAGAAGAATATGACTGTATGCCATCCACCGAAGATCACGAAACACAGTGGTTCAACTTCTTCGGTTTCAATTACATTTACCCCCGATTGGCGTAGATTTGGTATGAAGAAGATGGATGCTAACATTTACAAGATCTTTGAAAAGCGTGTGTGGGATGCAAACATCTGTACGACCCCAAACTGCAAAGTGAAGTTTCAAGGAGAAGTTCTTCCAAAGACTTCCTTCGAAGCTTACGCCAAGATGCACGAAGGTGTAAAAGATGTGTGTTCGGTAACAACCGATCGTTGGTCAGTCTGTATCGGTCCATCAGAGAATGGACTTGAACAAGTCTCTTTTGTAAATGGTATTTCTACGACAAAAGGTGGAACGCATGTGGATCATGTGGCATCACTTCTCGCGTCGGGTATCATTGAGGAAATGGCGAAGAAGATTAAGTTGAAGCCTCAACAAGTCAAGAATACTTTTAACATCTTTGTCAAGGCAACTATTGAGAATCCAACCTTTTCAAGCCAGGTCAAGTCTGAATGCACTTCAAAGGCTCAAGACTTTGGGAGTAAGTTTGAACCACCTAAAAGTTTCGTAAAGAACGCTCTTAAGACTGGTATTCAAGATGAACTCACGGCACTCTCAAAGTTTAAGGAGATGAAGGAACTCTCAAAATCTGACGGTACGCGAAAGTCCAAAATTACTGGTATTCCCAAATTGGATGATGCGAACAAGGCGGGTACGGTACAATCTGGAAAATGTACGCTCATCGTCACCGAGGGTGACTCAGCGAAGACTCTCGCAGTCGCGGGTCTCTCCGTCGTTGGTCGTGATCACTACGGTGTCTTCCCTCTTCGTGGGAAGTGTAAGAATGTTCGCGATGCCTCTGTCACACAGCTCACATCAAACCAAGAGTTCAACGATCTCAAGAAGATCTTGGGTCTTCAACAGGGTAAGGACTATCAAGATGTTTCCGAGCTTCGGTATGGTCGTCTCATGATCATGACGGATGCCGATAACGACGGTTCCCATATCAAGGGTCTCATTCTCAATATGATTCACTACTTCTGGCCAAGTCTTCTCAAGTTGGGTTTTGTTGTGTCCATGGTGACACCAATTATCAAGGCATCCAAAGGTTCTCAATCCAAGTCATTCTATACAGATTCTACATTTAGATCTTGGTATGGAAACGGACAACCTGGATGGAAAATCAAGTACTACAAGGGTCTCGGTACGAGTACGAGTGCCGAAGCTCGGGAATACTTCAAGAAGATTCAAGATCTCACTGTAAAGTTTGACATGGATATCATGTCTGATAGGTCAATTGTCCTCGCTTTTGACAAGAAGAAGGCGGATGACCGAAAGTCTTGGCTTCTTGAGAGTACGGCAAAAGATCCAAAAGAATTGGAAGTTCCGTATGGAAATGTAAGGAACTTGAGCATCTCAAACTTTGTACACAAAGACCTCGTCAACTTCAGTTTGGCGGACTTGAAGCGTTCTATCGCGCACATGGCGGATGGTCTCAAGCCTTCGCAACGCAAGGTTATGTACGCATGCTTCCACAAGAATCTCAAGGATGAGATGAAAGTGGCGCAGTTGGCGGCATTTGTCGCAGAGAAGAGTGCGTACCACCACGGTGAAGTCTCTCTCGCGGACACGATCGTCAAGTTGGCGAATGACTACATGGGTTCAAACAATATCAATCTTCTTGAGCCGTGTGGTCAGTTTGGTACGCGTCTCATGGGTGGTAAGGATGCGTCTCAAACGAGGTATATCTTTACAAAGCTCACAAAAGATGCCCGAAAGATCTTTGATCCGAGAGATGATCCAATTCTCAACTATTTGGATGACGATGGTCGCCCCATTGAGCCAGACTTCTACATGCCAACACTCCCCATGGTTCTCGTGAACGGTACAGAGGGTATCGGTACGGGTTTCAGTTGTTATGTGCCTCCATTCAATCCAAAGGATATCAAGGATAACATTCAAAAAGCACTTGAAGGTCATGGTTTTACTCAAATGCGACCGTGGTTCAAAGGTTTCAAAGGTAAGATTTTCAAGGAGGATGAAAGTGGTTCGTGGATTGCCGAGGGTATTTGGCATGACACCGGGTCACGACTCAAGATTACCGAACTTCCACCTGGACGGTGGACTCAGGATTACAAAGAGTATTTGGATACTCTCATGGAAAAGAAGGTGATTACAAACTTTACAAACAATTCCACAACAGATGATGTGGATTTTGAAATTGTGGGTTATTCAGGAAAAGACTTGGTCAAGGATCTCAAGTTGAGAAAGAGTTTCCATACTTCAAACATGCATCTCTTCCACCCCACAAAAGGAATATACAAGTACAACTCCCCCGAGGAAATCCTAAAGGACTTTGTGGATTTGAGACTTGATCATTACAAGAAGAGACGGGAACATCTCATCAAAGTTCTTCAAACGAAAGCTACGATGTGTGGCTACAAATCTAAGTTTGTGACGATGGTCATTGAGGGTGACATTGTGGTTTTCAAGCGAAAGCGGGATGACCTTGAACGACAACTCTCCCAACTCTTCCCCAAAATTGGGGGCACATACGACTACCTTCTCAACATCAAGACGGTTCAATACACCGAGGAAAGTGTCAGAGAACTTCTCAAGGAGGCAAAACAGGCGAGAGATGAACTTGAGATTATGAAAAAGACAAGTCACATTGATATGTGGAAAATGGATATTAAAAATATGTAGGCAATAGATAGGTATGGGTGAAGCTGCGAAAATTTCGCTCAAAGCTATTGGGAAGCAAGACACTTACTTGCTTTCCAAAGATCCAGACGAGTCGTTCTTTAATTATACGACCGACAAGAGACATTCCGACTTTAGGAAATATCACAGAAACAAGAACATTGTGAGACCCGGAAACGCCACGGTGGGTTGGCCTTTTGGACAAACTCTAAAGGTTGAGTTTAATCCCAGAAATATGGGTGATCTTTTGAGCAATATGTGGTTGAGCATAACTATGCCAGGTCTTAGAAATCCTACGGATGGTAATTATGCGGATCAGCTGGGAAGACATATTCTCAAAAGTGTTACGATGTATGTTGACGATATAGAAGTTGAGAAAATCCATGATGATTGGGGGATTATCTATGATGACCTTTATTTAGAAACATCGGAAAAAGTAGCAAATAGATTTCTTGTAAACAGAAACCTTGGTTTTGACGACGCACCTCTCGTAGGATTTCAAGATGAAGCGCAATACGACGCTGATGTAGTCATCCCAATACACTTTTTCTTTTCGCGGAAATTTGCGAGTGATGAATACGACACGAATAAACCAAATCGTCCATACTTTCCAGTTTGCTCCGTGTACCGTCAGAAGATTGAGTTTGAACTTGAGTTTCACAAGGCATCGTTCTTTACAGACAGAGATTTGGTTACAAACCCCATTCAACTTGATTCATTTAACATTGTGACGGAAGAGATCACAGTGAGTCCCGAGGAGAGAAACTATTTGATGAGTCAGAGACAGGTCTTTATTACGGATCTCGTTCGTAAACATCCAACAATTGTGAGTGATTTGGGTAAGGATATAATACGAAACAATCTAGTACCAAATATACCTGTAAAATGTATTCATTGGTTTCTACGAAATACAATATTTGAAAACGAAGATGAATCAATCGGTGATCCAGTTCCAGCCACCGAGGGACAGCGACTTTATCAAAACCGCTTCAACTTTTCTTCGGCTCTTGATTTTCAAGGTGAAAATACATTCTTCTATCCACTCATGTCGGAGGCGAGTTTTTTCATAAATGGAAACAAACTTCCAAATGTATCAAAAACAGATCATTCGTATTACAAATATTTAATTCCATTTCAAAAGAGATTGTCTAGACCAATTAGAAATATCTATACATATAGTTTCTCGATAAATCCAGTAAATGTGGAACCATCGGGAAACTTGGACTTTAGTGCGATTCAGTCTGAAAAGACTAATATTGAAGTCAAGATGGATACATCCGTCATTGCC